TGGGGCGCATTTGGTTGATAGGTATTTGAGATACTCATAATGATTATTTAAATAAAGGTTATTTTAACTTAGCGATTCGTGAGGCAACCCAATCATCGACCGAACCAGTCGTTTCAAACCTGCTGTATGCGTCTTTGACCTTTGCTTTGGCGTTAGAACCAGACTTAACCGAACCAGATCCAACTGGGGAAGCGGGTGGCGACACCTTCAACTTATTCCCAGCTCCAGCTTGGATAGCCTTAGCTTTCTTTCCAAAGATAGACCTTGCCGCATGAGCAAGAATGTATTCAATTTGCATCCCAATCTCGGGGATTTCGCGTTTCACTCTGGAAACTAGGGGATCTTCGACTAGCACCTTATAGTTCTTCCCGATCTCAGACTCTTCGTCTTGGATCTCTGGAACTTCTTTTCGTGCTGCCTCGGAGTACTGCTTGGACATCTCCCCGAACTGGGCAACTTTGATCAACTGCTGCTGTTGGGCTGGGATGTACTTGGTTAGTGCCTCCTTGGCGTTCCTGTTGGCTTTGCGGATTTGACGCTTGGTGAACTCTTTATCGCCAACGGTGATGATGTCATCGGGGCCGTAGTCTTCGTGTTCATCCAAGATCTCGTCCGTTGACTCTAGAGTCTTCGTCATTTCGTCGTAGAAGTCTTTGAGGTTCTCGAAGCTCTCCAATTTACGGATAGCCTCTGGGATCTCGTTCTCCTCGACTTGACGAGTCATCTGCGGTTGAGCCGCGAGCTTCTCCTCTAAGGTTCGCTTTTGGGCGGTGAGTTCACCAATCCGTTGAAGGAGGCGACTCTTACCTTTTTTGGCAAGCTCTTGGATCTGCTCCGGTGAGAGATTCAACAGGTCTATGTCTGACTGCTCCTCGGTTTCCTCTGATTCCTCCTCGGATTCTTCCTCGGTTTCCTCCACCTCTTCCTCGTCATCTTGACTGGCAGGTTCGGTTTCTTCGGCTTCCTCGGCATCCTGGGGTTCCTCTTCGGTTTCCTCTGGTGCAGTTGCTTCCCCAATTCTCCGAGCGATAAGCTCCTCGAATGAGATATTGTCCACCGATTCTTCAGCCTCGGCGTTAGCTTGATTGGTATTAGTCATTTTGTACGCTGGTTAACGCCCTGCGGTGGCGATGAGCGAAGTCAAGCATTTAATCCTTACTAAGTCAAGTAGTTTGGTAAGGTATTAAATTTGACGCATTATGTCAGAAATAATGTGTAGTTTTTCTGACAAAACCGTGACAAATACTGGGTGCTTTTTGTCACAAGATTTGACGCAAAATGTGACCTTAAATCTCGTCACAGATTCTTGAAGATTTCCTATTGACTAGGGGTCGGAATAGTGTATTTTGGCGTTGACGAGAGGTCGGACTCATCGTCACTATTCACCCCTCCGGCGCGTAGAGCAATGGATCTAGGGCTGGCACGAGTACTCCGACCTCCTCGTGCTAGCCCTTTGTTTTTCAAGGTGCTAGTTCCTAGTGGAACGAGACAGCCATTAGGACGGGCAAAGGGGTATGAGAATACTTCACTACCATTAGGCTCGCGGCTGGCTCTGATTCCAACCTATCATCCAGCGTCCGTTATAGGCTTTAATCCGAAGCGGGGGGAAGAGCGCACAACCGAATTGGGTCTCTAGAAATAGGGGTTCCACATGGTAGACCACGAATCATAGGGTTTGTAAACACGGCCCTAAGAGGTTGGTATGTCTTTTTCCTCTCGGAGGGAAGTTTGATCGAGCGTAAGCGAGGTGACTGTCTTAATTAAAGGTCACAAGTGTAAGTTAAGTGTAAGTCAACTTAACCGTTAGTAATGCTAAGTACCATGCTTAAGTACCATGTAGCATGGGACAAAAGAAAAGGCCACAGATTTTAACCTGTGACCTTCTCCCAAACTATGAACGATGAAACGAAACAAAACACCTACCGAAGCAGGCTCGGGAAATGCTTAGACTATTCTAGCGGGTTTGTCAAGCTAAGACTGAGAGTAGCTCATCCAGCGTAGAAATGCTTCCTGCGAGCTTCATCACATCATTCGATGATTCTGCTTGGCGAAAGTCCCCAAAGAACTTCTCACGCTCATCGTGAATGAATTGAAGGATAGCGGCATATTCCTCGCGGTCACGGAGGGCTTCTACGGCGGTCTGGATGCTTGGTTTCGGTATCGGTGTCATAGCTTACTTGCGCTTCTCTGCGCGTTTGATCATCTTGGCTTTCATCCTTGTTGCATTTGTTGGGTTTGAACTCCGCCCATTTGAGCTGGGGCTGTTCCTATGCGACCGATCTCTGCGTTCTGCATTTGTTGAAGCTGGAACTGGTATTGCTCCATATATTTCTGAAGCCTTGCACCAAACGCCTCGTCTTGCTGTGCGCGTTGCATGATGTCTGGTTGCTGGACATAGGCTTGGATCATCTGCATTGCCATCTGTGCGCCATTAGGCTGAGCAGGAACCTCGATGCCAGCGAAGATCTTAGCAAGGTCATCTGTAACATTCTTCTGAACCTTCTGTTGAGCTTCCTCGGCGGGCTGGAGAACATAGTCAGCAAAGATTGGGTTGATGCTAGATGCCGTAAACTCAAGCAGCTTATTCACATCCATAATGCCGTTGCGGTCGAGCTGCACCAATGACACCATGTTCTTGAGCTGAGTCTCGGCAGTCTCTGGGTCGTTGCTCTGTGAGTCGAAGTTGACTACGATGCTGAAGTTCTCATCAGCCGAACCCTTGGTCATTACCTGTGGGTTGGGATTGCCAGTAACTTGGAAGAACACTTCATCCGGCCCCATGCGCTGATACAACTTCCACGCCATGTTCAGCACATCGCGGACATGATCTAAGAACTTGGACACCACGAATTGCTGGCGTGAAGCGGAGATTGGGTTGGACATATCCAGACCAACGGCACGGTCTGCCTGTGCGGTCATAGATATTTCAACCTCAACAGAACCATTGTCAGCTGGAGGCGGTGGCCCCCATTGGATCTCACCAAGGCGACGATACGGAACCCTTACGCCTGGCCCCCAATCAGAGGGAGGACGACCAGCCGGGTGCAACAATGGAGGGAGAGTAGCCAGAGAAGCACGATCAATACGAGAATCACGCTCGGTCTTGATTTGCATTTGCGCTCCACGGAGGATGTCCGAGAAGGTCTGGGTTTCGTACATGCGCTTCTGGTCGTTCGATAGGCGCGTAACCACAAAGGGGTAGTCGTCATAACCGTTGAGGAGTTCGTGTTTGGCGAAGCCTTCGGTGGTTGGATGGAAGACCGTGCAATAGATACCCTCGCTGCCATCCTCCTCGTCAATCAAACGCTGGTAGCCATGCACCACCATAACAAGGTCATTATCGTCCGTGATAGGCAAGCGGTCGATTGTCTTGAGCTTCTCGCCGTCAAGATACATGGAATCTTTACCACGAAGTCGTTCAATAGCGTTCTCAACCCAACCAGCATCCCAGCCTTCGGAGGTTACTTTTTTCTCAAGCTCCTGAGATGTTAGGAACGTGCGCCAGAACACATACGGAGCGCGTTGAGGATCAGTCACATACGATGGGAAAAGAACCTCGCCATCGGGGGCGCATGAGTAAACTACTGGGCAATCTACCGATGTACGAGGGACAGAGACTTCAGCCAGACCCTTCTTACGAAGATCCATAATGGCTTTTTTTGCACGCTTTGACGACAGGTCGGGGAATGCTGTCTGAAGCATACCGAATACCATCTCGTCATCCGCACCACTAACAATAAGTTCCGCTAGATCGGGGGAGACTTGTGCGATTTCCTCGATGGAGACCTGTTGCAAATATGTCCTTTTTTCACGCTTCCATCCGACATATGACACCATCAACCCCTTCTCTAGCAGATAATTAGCACCCAATTCCATCTGCTGACGGAAGTTTGGGATATAAGACGAGCGCATCCATTTGAGGAACCCAGACACCATTGAAGCCCGTGGCATAGATGCCATTGATGTCGGGAACGCCTTAATGTGGGAACGCTGCAATGCTTGGTCTAGGATGGCCACAAATGCGTCGATACGCTCCCCGACGACATTGACCTCAATATCACTGGCTCCCTGCCAAGGAAAGGCATTTGCGCCTTGTTTGCGGAGGTCGTCTGATTTCCCTTCCCAAAGGTTACGGCGGTCATCGTATGAGCGCAAGCAGGCCTCAAAGTATTCCTCTAAATCAATAAGGCACTTGTCATAGGCATCAGCCAACGCCATGACATTAGGGCCGTCCTCGGCGTAGATCATCGACTCTTC